AGAAAAATTTTAGAACCTACTCTAATTGATTTTTCTAAGCTTTATTTCTTTTCCTCTGAAAACCAACTTTCAACATAATGGCTCATCGTACTCCCACTAATGCCCCGGCTCTTCCTCAAGTTGATGGGATCAACCCCAACCTTCCCCCCAACGACCCAGGAACCGTCGCCGCCGCCCCTAATGCTAGGAACTTGCATCTCGAAAGAGAACAAGAAGCTAGACAAGACCGCGCCGCCGCCGCCTTCGTCCCCAACACTCGCTTTGCGGTGAGAAGACCGACGATTCGCCCCTCCCCGGCCCACTCTGCCCCTGACCTAGAGACTGCTCTCTTTGATTCAGCCGTCAACCACCCCCCCACCCCGGTCTCCTATCCGTCTACCTCATCCTACATCCCCAACTTCACTTCCGCCTTCTACTATCTCAACAAGATGGACTCCTTGATGGTCCAAACTCTCAACTGGACAAACAACTGCTCTGGATGGGTTCCCCCATACTCCCAGATCTACATCAGCATGCTTCTCTATCTTCAAGTAATGCGCGCCATGAAGAAAGCTGGCGTCCTCAGGCCCAACTCTGAACTATCCCATCTCTTCAATGAGATGTCCACAATCTTTCCTTTCGAAAGTCTGATGGTTCCCGGCCCCCTCGTCAACTTATTCGAGAATATCACTGCCTTTCGTCCTCTTCAAACGGACTCTTTTGGCAATGTGACTCCCTTCCTTCCAGCCGAACCCGGTTGGTCAAACGCGACCTTCTTCGCTCCCAACGGCTCATTAGTTCGACACCTCCCTCACATACCCGCTTTAATCTCCCGTCTCCGGAGAATTTGCGAAACCGCTTCCGAGAATGGCTTAAATGACATCTCGTTTTCCGCCCACCACCACGGCCCGGAGTTCATATCAGAACTTTTTGGCCACATTTGTGACAACGATCTTCCTGAACAGCTACTGCTGCTCACCCCTGGCCTGGCCACCTCCTACTCTGGTACACTCTACCTCTGGCGCCAAGCCCGCTCTCAACTACAAAGGTCCCTCTTCCCTGAGGCACTCACTGTCAACGACGTAGTGCCCAATACGTGGACCTCCTTCCTCTGCCTGGACAATGATGATTCATGGTTCAGTCCCCTCGCCGCTATGATGAACAAGTACTGCCAATATTGGCATGGCTCAGCTCCCCTCTCCTCCATCCCCGCTGATGGATCCGCTGCTGGCTCAATGATTTGCAATGAGCTCAATGGATCCTCTATTTACCGGCTGGCTCAATGGACCGCTCCTATTATGGACCCCCCCGCTGACGAGGATGCCCCACCTGTCATTGCCGAACCTGGCTACTACTACCCCAATCCCAACCCCGTCCTCATCTTTGACGCTCGTACCTGCATTGAAGACATCTCTTCTGCACACATGTTCTCCGCTATGACCTTCCATCCCAATCTCATACCATACGGAGCTAACAGAGCTAACTTTCTGAAAGGACAGTTTTGGAATTGCCACCCCCCAAGCTACAGCGCTCCTGCCCACCAGGTCTATCCAGCTGTATCCGCCCTTATCGCTCGTGAGTATCACAGTGAAACTAACCTTTCATCTGACAAGTGACTCTCTCGACACCCCCGACACCCCTCTCGCTGATGACGAAGATGTGACCGGAGTAGACGCTAGCGCGTTCCTTCGGAATTTTTCGGTTCTTTTGTTTTGTCGTTAGCTACGACTTTTTCTTATTTCAATGTAAACCCTACCTATTAGCTATCTTTTAAATTAAAAGAAAAAAAAATTAAAAAAAAAAAATAAAACC